CCCAAGCCCATGCGGCCAGCGCTATTGCTGTCGCCCCTGGCGTGTTCTATGTGCTGAAGCTGTACGCCCCACTTCGCACACATAGCAGCTACAGCTATTGCTTCTTCCTTTGGCGTGTTGCGTTCTTTGCTCATCACCTCACCCAAGACGAAGAGCCGATCCCTACTCATGGCCACCAAGTAACACACAGAGGATCCCGGCCGCTCTCCGTGGTCCCATCCAAGACCCACCGACTCTACCTGTTTTGGTGCTGCATCATCATCGAAGACACAGGCCTCTGTAAACCCAGGAATCCACCGCTCAGCTGAGACGCCTACCCACTTGGCCAATACCCGCTGTTGATACTCCCAAGGTCCATAGCTGGCGATCTGTGCTTCGATGTCTTCGGGCGTTCTGTGTGGGCAGTTCTCCGGAGATAGAATGATCCGTTGAATGTCCCAGGGTTCGCGAGGGTCTTCCCCTGTCTGCGGGTTGCCTTCTGTGTGGTCCCGCAACCAATCCACCGGCCGCCCTATTGGTGTGAAGCCCATAAGGCATGGCCCACCCTTGACCGCAAGACGACTACGAGCTTCAGAGAAGTGCGCCTGCTTTGGTACCTCATCGAAGAGCAGCCAATCAATGGTAGCACCCGACAAGGCTATCAGCTCTTGCGTACCACTCTTGCCGACTATTAACGCGCCGTGTTTGGTGCGTACCATCTTCGAGCCCATAAACGTATAGCCGCGTGCGTCGTCATACTTGCACCGCTCATCAAGCACACCAGGCGGCTCTATCTCTCGCATTTTGCGCGATATGTTCGGCCAGCCAGCTCGAAGGTCTGCGCACACAATCCAACCCAGCGAACCCGGACCGGGTGCCGATCTGATTGCCCCCAATGGCTAAGCGCCTGTCGTGCTGTGACGCGTGCACCTCTCTCTGAGCTGGTGACATGCCGCCTTGCCCTGGCTGTGCGTGCTCGTAGGTATACAGCGGGTCGCTTGCTATCTGCTCAGCTACTCGCGCAATCAACGATAGGTCAAACATCACTTAGCGTTGCTGGCGTTCTTCAAGTTAAGCGCTGCGAGAATCAAGTCCTCTGGGAGCTGAGAGACATGCTCTATCACCATCGCCCGCCCATCTTCGGCCGTGGGGTCGACCACTTCCATTTCGGGATCTTGGCGGGTTTCTACCTGCACGGATGCTTGCCTCTGGTATTTGTGCCGCCGTTCAAGCATCCAGGCCGCCGCTTGCCATGAGCCGTCGTTCGCTGCGTCATCGATAACCAGTAGACATCTTGCAGCGTTGTCAGCTTCTGCGGCTTTTACTGCCTGTGAAAACTGTGCATAGCATTTGTCCGCATCTGGACGATTAGCGTGGTTCAACCAAGTATAGAACGTTTTTTCAGATATCCCGCCATATTGCGCGGCGAGCTCGTGAGTCATGCCTATACGTAGCCCCTCGGCAACGCGAGCAATCGTCTTCGGTGTGCATTTCGTCTTTCTGCCCATCTTTCGCCATGGTTAGCGGATATGCCGGAACCCCGACGATCCAAGGTTAGCACGTTGGCGGCTGTTGCGTGCCTCTATTTGTTCTGGCGTGTATCGTTCGTGTTCTGTCAGGAAAGGCTTATCAAGCGTAGAATGATAGACGGCGATGGTGTATGGGTCTTCTCTCAGTGCGTCTACGAACGGCTCCCAAGGCTGGTAGGCGCCATTAGATAGCCTAACTCCAGCTGGGCAATTGCAAGCCGCTGCGTATGTGTTGCAGTGTTGAGCTCTGCCATTCTTGTCGCTTCTGTGGTGTGCTACCTCGACTTGTCCAGAACCGGCGCAACGCTTGCAACCCTTGGGCTTTTCGGGCTCACCCTGGCTTGGGAATCCTGCGATAATGCCTCTGAGGTTTGCCACATTGGGCGCTCTGGTGTGCTCTGCAATCCACTTCTTACAGGCCATTATCACTATCTTGTCTGGGTAGTTCTTAAGGCTGTTTACCCATGTCGGATAGTTGTCCTCTGTCCATTTGTCGTGCTTGCTGTAGTTGCTGGCGATGCGTTCCAACATGCGCTGTATCGTTTCATTAGTTGCCATTGTTTCCCCTGTTGCTGAAGTGAATCACGTTACCATCTGCGTCGAATTGATTTTCGTCAAGATCCAGAATGTCTACGCCGAACGCCGTGTTTTTGTCTGCTTCTATGGTCCATTCTGCGGAGTTGTTAATGAACTGCCCCAAGTGTTTCTTTCTGCAGAACGTCGATAGATCGCAGTCGTGGTCTTGCCACCAGCGCGCAGCTCGTGACGTTGTGAACCACTCGTAGGCGTGCAGAACATCTTCTGCCGTTGCGTAGCTGAGCGCCTCACGCAATGCCCGGTTGATCTCCGGTGTCAGCTTAAGCGCCCTGCTGCCCTTCTTGCGCTTCTTCCTGCGGTCGTTGAGCTCCGCCCACAGTGCGCGGGTTGCCTCTGTGCCTATGTTCTGCCCTCGTTTTCGGGTCTTCTTTGGCTTCTTTTGTTCTGGTTCTGGTGATGTGTGGTCGGAACTTATTCCGACATAATTAAGATCTGTAGGTGTAGTGTAATTGTGTAAATAAGCACGCGCGCGATCGGTGCACTTTTGGTCCGGATCTGGTCCGTTTGTGGTCCGTTTGTGGTCCGCGCTCGGCTGTAAGTCTTTGGGATTGTTAGGTTTGGGTGGTCCGTTTTGTGTCGCCGCTGGTGGTGCACTTTTGGTCCGTTTTTGGTCCGCCCATTGTTCTTTGGCTTCCTGTACAGCGTTCAGCACCGACGCAGCTCGACGCTTTGACCAGCCCGCCCAAGCTGCCAATTGTCGTTGACTCAATGGCGCTCCACGCTGCAGCTTAAGCCAGGCATATGCAAAGCCATCGATTGTAGACGCTGGGCCCTCAGCTGTCCTGCGCTCATTGTCTACCTGTTCAATGATTGCTACCGGTATGGGCTCCCATTGCTTCATTCTTCACCGCTCCTGGCCTTTTCAATGATTTTTTTTGCTTTCGCTCTTGCATCGTACAAAGCCAAAGATCCTGAAGGCTGGCACGACCGATACAAAAGTTCCAGCGCCTCCAAAAGCTCTTTCTTTTTAACCTTCATTCTTCACTCCCCAGTGTGTAGATCCACACCTTAATTTCTGGCGTCTGGTCCTTGTCGCCGTAGACTTTTTGGATGTGCACATCTACAAATTGCGCGTCGTTTTCAACGATGTATTTCGCTTTCTCGATGCCATCCTCGATGCTCTTCAGTAGGTTACTCGCATCCGGTTTCGATACGCGCCAAATGTACCCGCCTGGGTCTTTCTTTCGGCACAGCTTCTGAGGGCGCGCAAACACACAGAGCAGCTCCAGTTTGACCGGCTCCGGCCCATTAGTCATCGGCTTCTGTCGTAGCGTAAACGCGCCCGCAATCCATCGCGCTACTGCATCCTCAAAGTTTCGCGTCTTATCTGGCGTGTACGTCCTCACAGAGCCGTCCCGGCTTCTAACTGTGCGCGGCCGCTGCTTTGCCTGTGGTGCAATCGGTATCGTGTCGTGATGTCTTAGAACCCAATTAGCACGCAGCATCTGTCAACCTCTCCGATGCTTGCGCCGCAAGATACCGCAGCTCCCTGGCTTGCTCTTCTGTGCAGTGTATAGCGCGGATCAAATGCTCGAATTGTCCGGCCGTTGGTAGCCACTCGCCGCGCTCTAATCGCGACAATCTGCCCTGACTCATTCCTACGACGTGCGACAATTTCTCACAGACCTGCATCTGCGTAAGCCCGTTGCTTCTTCGTGTTTCCGCAATGGCCTTCCCGATTGCTTTGTAGTTTGCATTATCCATGGGTCCTCCCGTTTGCATGCTTGACAAGCATATGACAGTCCGGTATAAACGTCAAGACAACAACAGGAGGCACAATGCCAGCAACCAAGAAGACAGAGCACGCCGATTTCGCGTCGGCCATTGCTGCAGCTCAGGCGGACATGAGTAACGCCGTGAAGGACAGCAAAAACCCACACTTCAAATCAAACTATGCAAGCCTGCAGGCTGTGCGCGACATTGTGGTACCTGCATTCAATAAGCACGGTATTGCCGTACTGCAGCCCGTAGATGGTGCTGACGGCTTCATGACCGGTCGCACGTTGCTGATGTGGAAAGACCAGACAATAGAGATGGGCAATTGTACGCTGCCTATCGCAGGCGGTCGGAATGCTGCCCAGGCTATCGGAGCTGCTGCAACCTACCTTGCGCGGTATCAATTGCGCGGTGTCGGCGGCATAGCTGTAGAGGACGACGACGGAGAAAGCTACAGAGGGCCCAAGCCAGTACAGAGACCGCCACAACAGCAACGCAGAGAGAAACCGGGACCCAAGCCCGAGCCGGGTCCAAACTGCCCCAAGTGCGGCTCTGTGATAAACGTCGATATCAACTACCGCGCTTGGTACAAACTGCAGGAAAACCTACCAGCCGACGTAAAGAACAGGCCAGCTGTATGGTGTAGCAATTGGAAAAAGTGCGACTTTAAACACTGGAGTACAGACGACGCACAGCAATTTCTTGATGGTT